GATTGGACCATGAATAATCAGAGGCCAAAGATGATCGAATTTTTGACCTGCCGAGGAATTCTCCTCCTTCACTCATATTTCCTACGGCCGTTGTTCTACGAACCATTCGAGTTGGACTGAAGCCGCCATAGAATGGTCGCTCGAACTGTAGAGCTGTAGCGATCTGCATAATTCCAATTCTAAGCAAAGGGCCACGGTCTACTACTATTCGCCATCGGATTGAGGTTATAGGAACGAAGATGAACATAATCGGACTGTCGTCTGTCGGACTGACTGCCGCGCCAATCGCAGTCCAACCAGAATCTTCATTACTGTCGTGTTGAAATTGAATTCTACCTATTGTGGAGCCTAAGTTATGAGCAGCGATCACAAAAACATCACCGGGCGCTGCACCAAAAAGATCGAAGCGCAAGAAGGCCGATGAAATATGAACAACGGCCTCTAGCCATTGCATACTGAATGTAGTGGAACCCGTATAACTGGAAGCTCCTGCGGTATCCACCAGCCTATATTTAACATTACCTGCTGCAGCTAATGGCGTGAAATACATTCTTATTAAATATTCATCATTGCCTAAAGATATTGCATCACCGACACCACCACCAGAGTCTGTAGTTGTTAGATCGGTCAAATCTGCAGTAGTAAGGAAAGTATTAGTTCCATCAGAGACTCGAATTTCAACTCCGAACCTTCCATCCGGAGTCAGTTTTACCTTAATCGAAGCGAGATGTTCTTCGGCCGCCCAAGTAAAATCCTGAGTTACTTGATGAAAACCAGTAGATGTGTCTTCTGTAACTGTTTGGTTATCTGTTCCAACAGTTATACCGTCTAATGTCCAAGCAGCATCAGTGAAGTCTGAACCGCCTGCCAAAGCATTTGCATACGGCTGCCAATACTCATACGTGAGTGGAGTATTGGCCGCTGCACGCGGAGAGCCTGCAATTCCCGGATCACCGAAAATTGTTTTCACTCGCAGCTTATTCCCAGCATGAACAACACGAGCATGGTTAAGTGGCTCATCACCACCGGGCAGGCTATATCCAGTTTCAAAGGCTACAGTCATGTTGCTCTGATCCTTGCCCCATCGCCAATGGCGTCGTTGATTTGCTCAATCAGGCCGATGACTGCGCCCCGATCGAAAACTTGGCCGCGAAGACTGATGTTGACAGCGGTTGTGGAAGTGGCTGGCGCAGCCGCAACCTGTCCGGCGTTTGTCGATGCCCCAGCCGCAGCAGTCGAAGTTGCCCCACTCCCTCCTTTTCCCACGCCCTTAATAGCATTCACGGCACCCAGCCCTGCCGCAAGAACACCTAATGCTGCGGGTATTCTTTGCCACCATAGAAGTGTTGGGTCATTTAAAACTTTCGCAAAAGCTCCCCAAGCGTTGATTAAAGCCTGAGCAGCCCCGAATATTTTAGCAATCTTGAGCATCCTCTCACTGCCTTGCTCAAATACATTGGCCAATTGTCCGAAGAAATCACCAGCGGCTCCAATTCGTATTGCATTAACGGCCTGATCAATAGCAGCTAATCTTAATTGATGACGCCTGTTTTCCTCTTCGGCAAATCTATTCGCTTCCTCCTGTGTAATTAATTCTTTTGCACGAGCCTCCTCAATCACAGCCAAACGATCTCTATGGAACTGTGCTTCAAGTTCCAATTTCGTAGCATTAAAGTCATTGATCCGCTCGAGTTCAAGAAGGATTTGTTCTTCAGCTCGTTTATTGGCTTCTTGCAGACGCTCCTTCTCTTGCGCCGCTCGTTCTGCTTCATTAATCGTTGCAGTGCTAAGTGGTGGATCAGCACTAGGTGATATTGCCAAAGCGAGATTCAATGCCTGTTGCGCCTCTAAAGAAGCGCTAGTGAGATTTAAAAGTTGTTTGGCAGCCTCAATAACAGGCCCGGGTAAATCCTCCATGCTGACTTTAAAATCTGTGTAGGTCTGGATTAAAGTTCGCACGGCATTTTTCTGCTCGTCAAACGTCAGTGTTTGGAGGGCCAACGACTCGAAAATTGGGTTGACTGTAGAAACAAACTCTCTCTTAAGCTCGTCAGTTTTCGGACGGCGCGCTCCTGCTACTATTGCTTTTTGAAGTTTTAAGGATAAAGTATTACCGAAAAATCCACCAAGCTGATCGCCAAGTAGTGTGAAATCCTTCCTCATTTTTTGTGCTAGTTCTGCCACAGTAAGACGAGCTATATCTCTCGCTAAGTTCCGAGCCTCTTGCGCGGCATCACCGAATTTTTCGGCGAGTTCTTCTGCATCCAAAGTTAACGTATCAAGAGCGCCTTTGGCGTCACTTGTAATAGAGTCTAAAGACTCTATAGCATCTGTCAGTTGATCTGTATCACTTGTAGCTCCAGTGGCATTAAATGCCCAACGAGCCAGGGCCACACCACCTGCAATTAATGCAATCACAACAAGGGCTGTCGGACTGATGATCGCCAAGAATGCGGTTTTCAGTGCACCAAGCTGCTGTTTTGCCGTTCCTCCCATCGTCTGTAGGACTTGTGTAATCTGTGTGCCCTGCTGCACAGCCAGAATTAAAGGAGATTGGCCGGACGCCAGCATGACGCCAATATCGTTGAACTGCGCCGCAAGGTTAGCCGTATGAAAACGACTGGTCCTAATCTGTGTAGCAAATGTGTCAACAGACGCCCCAGCAACAGCAAAAGAACCTTTTGAAGAAGCTACTGCGGCAGTCAATCCCTTTTGTGCTGCCGCTCCAGTCGTGGCCGCAGTGCTAAGTGTTTTTAACGCTGCGCTATGTTTAGTTGCAGCGGCCGCTGCAAGTTTTGTAGTATTGGCAACTCTTCGAAAAGCGGCCATCTGTGTTGTTGTGGCGGCCGTCGCTCTTTCCGTAGCTGTTTGTGCTCGTTTAGTAGAAGCGTGCACTTTGGCAAAGCCTGCCAACGCCTGATTAGTTGAAGCTATCAATCCACGAGCATCACCAGTGATTTTTGTGTGAAGACTGGTTAATTCAACCATTTATTTTCTCTCTGTGCAGTTTTCGGGCCGCTTCCCACTCAGAATTACTAAACCCCTTTGGACCGGGTTTGATCTTTTTGTGCTTCGCAACATTTGAGTCGAACTCCCACCAGAACTCTGTAAGAGAAAGAGCCCAAAACTCACTCGGCTGCATTCCCCAATCCCTGGCGAGTTTGTAAGCTCCTTTTGTGAAGTCGGCCCAACTCAGTTTCCCGACGACTTACCGTCAGCAGAGTCTTCCATCTCCTCCTCTGGAGCGGGACCGACAATCAGGGCCAGATACTCAATGGCTGTGTCACGAGATTTCGCAAAACCCTCTTCAAAGACAAGCTCTTGCACACGGCCCAATGCCATTTTCGAGTCGCCAGCCTTTATCCCGATATGCAAAAGCAGCGGCACGTTCTCGATCGTAAACGCCCACTTGGGATTATGCGGAAAACCCTTCTCCATCATCATTGCGTCCAATGCGGCCTCACGAGCGATCATTAGTGGATCGCCCACTTGCTTTGCAATCTCCATCGAAGCTGCAAAGTTAGCTACGAGTTCTACTGACTCGTCAGCAATAGTGCAGGAGTATTTTCGCATCTTTTACCTCATTACACAGTCGCAGTATAAGCGATCACGCCATCAGACATAAACGTGGCTGAGAATTCAACTCCGCCATCTGACTCACCAGTCTGTTCGTAACTGGAGACCACGAAAGTTCCTGCCAACTTGCCGGGCGTCGAGACTCCCGCCGCCGTGCCAGTTGGCAGAAAGATATCGAGCGGTTCGCCCGTTATCGACGCCTTCATCATCTCGTTGAGCAAGATTTCATCTGAGGTGATCCCGCCAACCGTGACCTCGATCGAACGAAGACCCGGATCAGCGAGAAGTTTCCGCCAACCAGCGTCGTCGTCAGTCGTCACGTCAACATGATCGTTGGTGACAGTGAAACCGCGTGTTTTGACACCGACTAGGGTTACAGCGTCCCAATCGAGTGTCAGTGCGCGTCCATTGAAGCCCGCCATAAGTGTTTACTCCTTTTCCACAGTGAGCTTGAAGCGGCACACTCCGTGCCGAGTTACGCCGTCGTTCTCGTCGAAAACGTCGGCAAAGTCGAGCAAGCAGTCCGAGAACCGGAAGCCAGCGGCCACCAAATTCGAGGCTTGCCTGTTCAACGCATCATAGCAATCAGCCATGATTTCCTTGACTTCCTTCTTACCCTCATACCGAGACCAAATGTGCAAAGTGGCGAAGACATGGGAGCCGAGGACATCATCCGTATCCCAAGGGGCTGCAGTGTCATCACCAATAACGATGTAGGGAAAATCTTCTTCCGGTTTGCCTTCAGGCAGCCCCGGAACATCATCGAATATGTTGATCGAAGAGAGTTCTACTACGAGCCGATTGTAAATGGCCAACTGGACTGGGGAGAGGAAGGCGCTCATAACGAGGTCTCAAATTCTTTCTTAAGCA